TCCACGGTTCTGATGTTGATATACCCGTGCATTCGACATAAGCCGTGCCCGCAAGAAAACTCTCTCCAATATGGAACTGGTCATCAGTGTCGAACCTTCTGTCATCAACAGCATTGATAACATCAGTCAATCCAAAGGGTGCATACCCGTCCTCCTTATATGAACCCGCGCTAATCAGATAATCAATAGGATCATTTACTTCAAGCTGCAAAGTCTGGTTGATGACGTTCTGATTGTTATGCAAAACGAAAGCTTGTCGTGATGCATAAGGTCTTTTATTCTTTTCAGCCTGTGTGTGACTATCGCGGTTCTTCCTAAGAATTAATTGGTAGCCAAAATAGAAAGGACAGCCGTTGTTCTTGGTCTGGGAAACCCCAAATTCTGTCTCCGAGGATGGAGTTCTCGTTCCAGAGAATAGAGGTGAATACCTAGTGGGCACCCAGTCATCCTGCGCCAGATATACGTCCTCATATCCCTGGCCGTACATTGTGGGGCCTGTGTAGCGGTTGTCGGTCTCATCGATTCGACCACCATCAGGACGCCAGTAAAGTGAATACTTATTGCGGTTATATGTCTCTAAGAGTTGATCACCTAAGGCGAAACCCTCAATGTCCGGCGCTGGGATAATCCCAAGACCCGCAGTGAACAGAGCCTTTAGCTCTTGCTGGGTGCCCGTGCTCAACATCTGCGACCAAATAAGCAACGCCTTGGTTCGTACCCCTCCAATACCTTTCTCTGTATTCCGATTAGCAAACACCAGAGGGATAATCTCCCCCAAGTTCGCTAATTCTTGGAGTGAATCAAAAGAAAAGTATTGAGCAAACTTTGACTGGCCCTTAATATCAGCGGTTTTAAGGTTGCGAGGGTCGTCAGGAGCTTTTGGCTTCGGAGCCGACAACGAAACGGCAGTTGCTATAAGTCCAACGACTAGACTTACTACTGCTATCACTGTCGCGTTCTCTACATCAGGAATATGGGCGTATTCTTCAGGTCGTTCTTTTGCTTTGGTTTCAGCTAACTGGCAGAAATAAAAATAATCTTCCCTGGTAAGCCCTAGCGTTTTGCAGAGATCTACCTCAAACGGGAGTAAAGCCCGAGAAGTGTAAGCCCGCTGATAGGGGCCCAGCTTATCTTTCTGGATCGGTTGAAGTGCAGCCATCCGTTATCAAAGAACACCGCTAGGCCCAATGAAGAACCAGAACCGGCGCATAAACCAACTGTCCCAATTCTAGGCTCTGAGATTTGTTCGCCCCATCTCTCCAATTCTTCGGGAAAAACCGCGTAGTCACCCGCTTTTAGCCTTCGATACCAAGAACGCTTAGGTTCAGGAGCCTCAATGCCCTGTGCTCTTAAAACCGTTAAGCACATGCTCAGGCAATCAGCCGCGTTGTGTTTCTCTGGAGAGGCCCCCAGCCTGTAGTCCACACCAATCAACTGGTAGGGGGAGATCACCAGTTGGAGATAGAAGAAGTTAGGGGCAATGCTCCTACTTGGGACTGTGTTAAGCGGAGGAATGGGGCGTCAAGACCAATCGCATCAATTGCACTGCTTAGCTGCACCTCTACTCTTTCGGCGTCATAACCCATCGAAGCTGCGACCCATATCTCATCAGACAGCAACGTCTCTGGTGTCATCGTGTCGGGGTTCATCAGCACCGTGCGGACTCTTACGGACCACTTTTTAACGACGGCTTCCGTTATCAGGTTGGTGCTCACCTGATTACTGGACACAGCCAAACCACTGATCAGGTTGTCGCCTGTTCGCGATCTCGTTGCGCCTTGATAGATGAATGACAAGTACGGGTAATGATTCCCCTCGTACGCGATTGGGTCGCCTGATACCCCGTTCTGATACCTCCCCTGCAGCTCACCAGTCGCTTGGGTTAGATCAAGGAATTGGGTTATAGCTTCAAGGCTCATAGCGCTAACCGCTGTCTAGTGGAACGATTGTTTCGAAACTCGCTGTATATCTGAGTCTTACCCATAGCGGCGCCCCGCTTGGCAGCCGCTGCCATTCCCTGTTCCATGGCTTGATTCATCTGCTCAGTTGTGACATAAGACTGTCCACCGATAGAAACAGTCTCAAATGATGGGCTGTAAACAACACTGCCTCCCTCACCACCGCCGGCAGAGTCGTTGCCTCCAAGTACTTGGTCTCCTCGAGCACCCGCTGAATAGTTCTCCATAGCTGCAGCCATCTTGCTCTCTGGAATCACATATTCCGGCTGAGCGCCTTCACCAATGACCGCGTTGGTTGGGCCGGTAACAAAGCCACCCTCGGCAAAAGGCAACGGCCCAGTTATCGTTCCTGCACTATGCGCAGCGCCCACCTGACCAGCGGTAATACTGCCACCACCACCCGCGCCTCCCATTACTATCCCAAGCGCTTTCATGATTAAAGCTTTCGCAATCATCTGGGTGGCCATGTCTATGAATGCCTTCCCGATATTTGCAAACATCTGAGAGAATGCTTCTTCTACTGTTCCTGTTCCTGTGATGACGCTCGTAATGGCAGTAGACATCGCACTGGACAGCTCTGTTTCGACTGTCTGGGCAAGACTGACAATCATCCCCTCAGTGTCTTTTAACTCAGCCTCGAGCTGTTTCATGTAGTCCTTAATTTTTTTGTTGCCCTTCTTACCTTCTGCCTCTGCTTTCTCTTCCCTCTTCTTTTTATATGCATCAATTTCTTCTTGTGTAACTAGCAGGCCTTCCTTCTGAAGGTCTAGGATCTCTTGCTGAATCTTCAGTAGCTCTCTAGCCCAGCCGTCTTTCTCCTCTAATAACTCTATTTCCCTGTCCATCCCCTCCATTAAATCCTTATATGATTCAACGCGCTCCTTTTCTTCTATCGCTATTGAATGAGCAGCATCTAATTTCTCTTTTTCTGCCTGGATTTGCAACATTGCAGTCTGCACAAGCTTCTCTGCCTCCGTTCCCGTGCCGGCCTGCACTTTCGCAATTTCCGCTTCAATCTCTAGGAGGTTTTTCTTAAGCTCAAGTTCAGCCGCTAGCTTCTTATCACTGTTCAGCTCAGCTTGATTACTTTGTACTTCCAGAAGGAAGAGTTGCTGCTGAAGAGCTAATTCGGCCTGTAATTGAGGCACCCTATTAGTCGTTGCTTGACCGCCTCCCTTGCTTGTCTTGCCGCCTCCCATAGCAGAGGTAGGGGTAGGAGTGCTCTCGGGACGCGCTGGTATGACGACCTGAGACTGGATACTGTTAAGCCGGTCTAGCATCATCCGCTGCTCTACCTTCGCTACTTCTTCGCCGCGCAACTTCGCATATACCCGCGCCTGCTCTCTTAGCTCCCTAAGACCTCCGCCGTTAGGCCCTGTGCCTTCAAAAAGCTCCTCTGCTCCTTGGATATTCCACGGCTTCTTCCCTTCCCTAACATCCGCAGCCGCCGAAATTTTGCCGGGAGAGATGGCCGCCCGAGCAAGGCTATTAATTTCTCTGATTGCTTGATTAGTTTTAGCAAGTAACCATCCAATCTGCTCTCCAATATATTTAATTGGCGTTTCTAAGGCGTAGATAATCTCCCCCAAAGTACCAAAGGCCTCTGCCATCTCAGGCACAATGGTTTCGGTCAAAGCGACCATTAATTCTTCAAACGCAATCTGTAGATCCCTAGTTTTCTGTGCTGGGCCATTCATCGCTGCAGCTAATTGATCAGCTCCGTCCTTCTCAATTCGTTTAAGAGCAGCAATCACAACATCAGCCGTGATCTTGCCCTCAGCTGCATACTTACGCAGCTGTCCTTGAGCTACACCTGTCTCCGCAGCAATAGCCGTAAGGATGGCCGGGACTTGCTCAGAAATCGAGTTGAATTCATCACCACGTAACGCACCAGATCCCAACGCTTGAGCTAACTGCGTGAAGGCATTGGATGCTTCAACTGCACTCGCACCACTAATTCGAGCCGCCGTATTAAAACCGGTGTAAACGCTCTCAATATCCTTAAGCGAAGTACCAACAGGCCTTAAACGTGCATAAGCCGTAGCCAGTGCTCTATTCGCTTCCGTCTGAGACTGACCAAACCTTTGCGCCGCTTTGGAGGCAGCCGTGGCCAAATCTTTAGCTTCTCCATATCCTTGCGCCAAGAATTGGATTCTTCTCTCGGATTCAGCTCGCTGAATACCTGTCTGCATTGCCTTCTGTGCAGCCGTAACAGTTAGATAGCCGACTGCAACTCTCCGAAGCGCTAGGGCTGCCTTGTTAAAACCTTTCGATGATTGTGATGCAGCATTGCCTGCCCCAATGAATCCCCCCTTCGCGTCCCTCAGCCTTCCATTCAAATCCCTGGTAGTGCCTTGCAGCTTCTCTGCTTCAGCGTCAACTTTGCCTAGAGACCTTCCGTAAGCATCAACCTTCTGCGCACCCCTGATGACGTTCTCAATTATGAGGGTTTCAGTGGCCACTTGCTATTCCTTAGGCGTAAGGCCAGCGTAGCTAACGCCGGCCTTTCTTCATCATCTTCTCCCGGTCCTCATTCTGTAGCTGGAAGAATGCGCACCAAAGCCAGATTTCCTCAGAAGTCGCTAGGGCCCTCAGCTCCCCCAGCGTCTTGCCCAACTCCTTCGCCACCACTAGCTCTGCTACTAACCCGTTTTCCTTTCTTAGCTGGCGCACTAGCACTTTTCATGTCCAGCTCTTCTCCTTCTAAATCCTCTTCATCCGGCTGAATAATTTTCAGCATTAGCTTGTCGAGGCAAGCAGATTCAATGGTGTTACGCATCACCGGCAGATCTGCAGCAGCGTTGTATTGCTTCTGGCCGTTCTCGTCTTCCGCCTTATCGCAAAGCAAATGCAAAGCGAAATCGGTTGGATCATCAGCCTTTGAATTCTTTGTAGCTCGTTGCTTCTCAGCAATGGTTAGAGGCTTCATGTAGAAGCTCCAGTCCTGGCCGTTGTGCCAAACGGACTTAAGGAGCTTGCGATCTGTGCCGCAGTATTTGAGCAGGCGATCAATCTGACGCATAAGAGTTTGTGGCTGCTATGGGTAAATATTAGCCCTGCGCAGGCATATGGGGAAACGGGAGAAGCAGCCACGCTACCCCGCTCGGTCTTCAATCCCGCCGGCATCCGACAACCGGCGCCCCGCTTAACTCTACGCATTAAAAAACCCCGCCATGGTGGTGACGGGGTGAGTTGGTCCTAGGTCAAAGCTGTGCCTAGGAAGACGGTTGGATCAGTGATGGTGTAAGTCAATTCACCAGTTGTCGCATCATCAGGATTCACCGAAAGGCTCATCCCTTCTATAGAGATTCCACTCTCTATGTAAAGCGACTGTGCATCATCAGGCGCAGGCGGTGTTTGACCGTCTGAAACTGTATTTACATACAGCTTGACTTGCGCACCTTCTTGAGACTTGAGTAACACATTGCCAAGCAACCTATTAGCAAGGCTCGTCTGATTATCACTGAAGAGAATAGTCATAGTTCCATTCCCACTAGCGAAACCAGGCTGAGTCTTCTTAAAGGCCGCGTACTTGGTGCTTGCGGTTGAAATACCACAAGGGAGCGTGGTTACATCAAGGCTCTCGCGAGATATATCAATAGAGAATTCCTTGACCGCGCAAATCGCTTCAAATTCACCAAAGCTAATCTTGAAGTGATTAACCGCGTTATCGCCAACTGAGTCACCATCAAGGGTGATTGCAGTGCCGCCAAGAGTGGCAGAAACTGAAATCGTGGTGGCAGTAACAGCACTGACAAAATAAGTGGTGCCAGGCGTTAAGGCTGTATCTAGGACGGCTGTTCCTTCTACTGTGAACTCAACTGGATCGCCAACGCGATAATCATTAGAGGAAGGGACAGTGATCACTGCACCGGCGGGGAGATCAGCTGCAACTAGGCAGTATTGGGTCCCTGCGGGTTTGAAGTAGATACTTCCATCAGCTCCACTGAGGGCTGTTGTACTGCAAGCTATAGGCACTGGAAAATTCCAAAAAACGACGAATGGGGGCGTTAATTGGGGGCGTACCAGTGGGGCGCTGGCTGTCTAGATCTTATTACGCCTACGCAGGCTTAACCTCTTGCGGTAAACGGAGCAGACAGAACCACCATTGCAAGCGGGTTATCGCCGGTCGAAACGTTTGTCGGCCCTGAAATTTCACCCACGCAGACGTTCACGGTTGGGTCTGCGGCCTTGAGCGTGTTGAGGGTAGACATAGCCACAGCAGCCATGTTCTCAAGCCGGCCCATTCCTTTCTCTCGCGGGCTGTAGCAGTTGATCTGAACTGAGCCACGAATCAATTCTGTGTTGCTCCACTCGAGGCAAAGCACTGGTTCTGTTGTCGAAGGAAAGCTGATCTGCAGGATCACATACTCAGCATCTGCGCCCGTGCCAGGGGGTGTCTCTTGCACGTTCTGGAAGACCAGAGACACCGGAGGCGTCATGGCCTGATAGCTCGCGAAAAGCTCAGTTTCAATAACGGCGCGGATTGATTGGAAGCTCATTTAATTTTTCGGAGATTGATCTTTAGGCGTTTGTCATGCGTTTGCTTCAGCTGAGTCGTGATATTGGTGTACCAGGCAGCCCCACCAACGCGGCCTCCTTTCCCGTAGATCGGATCTGTGGCAACGCGGTGTGAATATTTCACCCCATTAGCTATATACCACTTGCCATCGGCTGTGATCTTGCCGGGGTATTCCTTCATCTGCAGGCCAGTCCAATCCTCAGACCTAGCGGTTAGATCCGGCGTGTCTTTCGAGATGTAGAAGGAACTAGCCAGCCTTCCTGTATCGACAGGCGCCGCCGCAAATAGATCTCCCTGCGTGAGCTGTAGGTACTCAGAGAAAGATTGATCAATCGCTTTCTCTAGCTTTTCGTAGTAGCCAGACAGATCAAGACCCTTGGCCATCAGTTCGCCCTCACTACAAGTTTGCTAG